CTTCATCTCCACGGTGAAGCTGTGGAACACCGATATACCGACCATATAGGGCGCGACACCGTCTTTCATATTTATTTGCTTTACCGATCACATAATCGATCACCGCAGAAGGCAACTCGCCCCGGTCAAGGTTCGGCACATCGCGCCGGTTCATGTAAAGTATCATCCTATGTCCTCCTTGTTACGATCCGCCCCAGCGCCGTGCTTACAAAGTAACGCATAGCGTCCATAGCGTGGTCGTCCTGTTTGACCGGTTCGTCCCGGCCCGCCTCCGCCGCCTTGTCGTACCAACGGTAGGCGTAAAATTCTGCAATGGTACGGGTGCAGTCCTTACTGAACAGCAGATCTGCCCGCTGCAATAGCGTACATACGGTACGGATTCCATCCAGCACCGCGTTATCCGCCTTTAATACCTTGAGCCCCCGCCTTTGCAGTTCTGTAATGAAAGAAGCCGCCGAAGGGTCAACCACTACGCAGGTATACGGCGTATCGCCGATAAAGGCCATCATCTCGTCCGCATACTCTGCGTCCGTTCTTTGTTTATGGTTCTCTCGCCCGGAATAGTAATATTCCTTGGTGC